CATCAGGAACTAAACCAACATTTGTCCAACTTTGTGGCCAAGCTGTAGATGCGCATGGTGTACCAGTAGTTCCCCATCCAAACTGTATATAAGTAGCTTTCCATAAACCATTACCGTTATCATCTGTACATTGACCAGATACTGGTGCAGATGTTGTGGCAGCATAATAAACACTATTAATTGGTAAATGTGTATATGAAGTATTAGGAGCTTGCCAACTAAATGTATAAAAATTATGCCAAAGCATTGATATTGCTCCCATATTCGTGAGTCCAGCTTCTTCACAAGAATTAGTAGTAGGACCTGTATTTGAACCTACTTGTATACATGAATAATTATATGTACAACTACCATCATCACAAGTTGCTGCTGCATCATAGTTGTTAGCATTTGGATCCATACATCCATCTACACATGCTGTACAACAACTATCCCAGTTTACAACATTCTGGTATAAAGGAGATGATGGTGGATTACAATTACAATCTGCTGTTGCAGCAGGATCATAATTAGTTGCAGATGTACTTGTACATCCGCTAAATAAACAAGAACCATCATCATTAGTTGCTGTAGCATCATAATTACATGCTTCTGTATTTGTACAACCATAAATAATTGAAGGTGGTTGATTTACTGTAAATTGTGCAGGTGCTTGACATGGTTGTGGTGTAGATGAATCAGTTACTAAAACAGTATAAACTCCACCACATAAACCTGTTAAAGTGTCTCCAGTATGTGGACCTCCTGGTCCAAACCACGCATAAGTATATGGAGCAACTCCACCAACAACAGCTAATGTTATTGAACCGTCATTAGCACATGAGCCACCACTTTCAGTAGCATCTACAACTGTTCCTGTAACATTAAAGTTACTACAAAAAGTACAAGAACCATCATCAACAGTAGCACTTGGATCATAATTATCTGCAGCAGGATCTGTACAACCTTGTTTATCATTACCTGAAGATTGTGTTTCTTCTACTTCAGTACATGCAGTAAATGGTTTTACTGTAGCACAATTTGTAAATCGGCTATCAGTAATTGTCATATTTATTTTTTGTGAACTACATCCACCTGTAGTTGTAAGACATGTACATAAATCTAATATATGTTGAGTGTTTATAGATGCATCTCTTACACACCATCTCAATAAACCGTATTCATCAGTATATCCAATTGTTTCTGTATTTATTTTAATAGGATGATCTTCTACTGGATTTCCATGTTGATCTTTTACAACAAATAGAAAACATTCTGAATCATTACAACTTTGTATATTAACAAATTCATTTAGATCTGCTTGAAATGTTGCAGCAGTAAATGGAAGCATAGCAACATTTGTTCCCCAACCATGTTGATCTAATGCACCATATCCTGATGCAAAATATGGATTTGATGTTGTTATAGGAGTTAAAAGTTGAGGATTTGCAACTAAACTAGTAGGTGCTGTATTTAATGTACCATCAAGTGGAGTTTTATCACCTGATGTAATAGCCCCTAAACAATGTAATGGAAATGGTCTATGACCATTACCTACATTTTGAGGTTCTGAAGGGTACATAAAAAAGTTAGATTGTCTTGAAGCATCAACAGACATCCATAAATTTCTTTGAATTACAAATTCATCATGATCTGCTTTCCAACATGGTGTTGGATTTCCTGCTCCATCTGTTGCACTATTCCAAGTAGTATTAGGATCTCTATCATGATATGGTTGTTTGTAATCTTTTGATGCTGCTTCATCTAAAAAACAAACAACTAATAAATTTCTTTTAGTTGCAGCTGGTGGTTGTCCTATTGTAGCATAACCATTAAATATTCCTCCAGAAGTATCATTACCTAATGTAGCTGTTGCAACTGTCTCACCTGCATTACCAAAAGAATGCATAGATATACCATTATCTTGTGCCCATTTTATTATTGACCAAAATTTATTAGGATTTGGATTACCTGCTACATCTTGAGGAAAAGTAGCATCAGCAGCACTTCCGCAATCTACTAAACCATGATTTCTTCCAGGTATTGGATCTACATTGACAGGTTGACCATTAACATTAGATCCTGTACCACATAAATTTCCATTAACATCTACTGTACCATTACCACCACAACTACCTGAATTATTAAAAGAACCTGTTAATGCTTGTGTTCCCCAATCTAACCATCTTTCTCCTTGTACTGCTGTATGATATACTGTCATACCACCACTATTATTACTAGAACCAGAACATGCAGAATCTCCACTTTCTTGAGCAAAGTTTGCAATTACTTGATCTACCCAATCTACTGCAGCCGCATATGCTGCTTGAACTTGTGGAACACCTAATGATGTTGTATCATAATAAAAATAAATTTCAGCATCATCTTGTGAAATACCACACAATGCATCAACCCAAGCTGGTCTATTATTATCATCTTTAGCACCTGTAGGAGTTGGAGGTTTATATGATGTTTTTGTAATTTTTATTGACTCATAAGGAGTTACTTTAGCATCCTGATAATCACAAATATATTTATCTTTTATATAGGAAGGAAGATTAGAACCACAACAAGATCCAATACCATATCTTTCGTGTCTATATTTTTTAAATATTTCATCAGCAAATCCACGTTCAGTGTTAATTTTTTGTATGATATTGTCTTTTTTTGGTTCCATTTTATTTTTTTATTCCTGCTTCTAGTGATGCTTCATATGCATTTTGACATCCTTTATGTATTATTTGTCCATTTGATGCTGTTGTTTGTTGACATCCGCATCCTATTGGTCTTTTGCAATGTGCACAATTTTTTGCTGCCATTTTATTATTTATTGGTTTAACATGTTGGACAAGTTATCTTGTCTAATTTTCTTTTAGCAAAATTATATAATTCTAGACCTGCTTGCGGGCTTGCACAGTATTCAACTTTTGCAACAGCAGCATCTATATAAACTCTAATATCACTTAATTCATCTAATAGTTTTTTTCTTTCAGATGTTGGAACACATGGAGTAATATCTAATTCACATAATTTATCATAATATTGTTTCATTATGTTTGTGATTCTTAAATGATTGTACTCAACATAAGCTTTATCATGAGGACTAACTTGGTATCTTATAATATATAAACCATCTGGTATAATGGCTCTATTTGAATTACAACCTTTTGTTTGCACATTTAAAGCACATGCAGTAACAGTTAAATCAAAACCTTTACCTACTTTTATAAGTGCTGGTTGGTTAAATCCAGGAACTGTTATTAACAATTCTGGACAATCTACTTTTAAATTTTTTGCATAAGTGCTTGTGTCCTTAATACTGAAAACTTCAGGATTAGACGTATGAAGAACCTCTAAGCTTAAAATGTGTTTAGCTGCCATAATATTATTTTAGTCTATGATACAAAGAGTATCTACTAATAATATACAAAATTAATTAATTAAAAGAAAAAAAAAGAGTGAGAATATTTCACCCACTCTTTTTAAAATTAATTTAATTAACTAACTATTATACATAATCAATAAGAGCTACTCCAGTCTTATCACTTATTGAATTCCACAATTTATCCATCTTAGCTAAGAATGGATTAACCTCTGATCCTACTTTACAAGGAACATAGAATACATATAAATATTGATCATTATCAAATACTCCAGTTGGATTGTTAAATCTTGGAACTGAGTGTTGTAGGTAGTAAGCTGCATAAAATGCTGTTCTATCTACTGCTCCAGTACCACAACCAAGTAATGCGTCACCATGCTGAATATCTCTCATTCTAGCAGAGTCTTTATTACCTTGATTCCATCCACCATCTTGTCTGTATCTTCCTTCAAGAATAATTTCTTCAATTACTCTTTCTCCTGTAGTTTCATTTTTAGTTGAAACTGCAAATGCAGTATTCTTACCAAAGTCAGTAACAGCTACACCAGATACAGCAGCAGTCATACATGTATTAGTACATGCATTACCATCGTCATCTACTGGAGATACTGAAACTTTTAATGGAGCAACTCCATAGTGATCTCTTGTATCATACGAACAGTTATCAAAATAAGTTGCAGTGTAGTCAATAACTAACTTCAACTTGTTATTACCAGAACCACCAGCTACAGCTGAAGCAGTAATAAATGGATTCAATAAAGGATCTTCATTGATTCTTTCTACCCAATGAGCTACAACAGTTGCACCAGGAACATCATCACCACTAGCACAGCACTCTCTGTAGTCTAAAGTAACATAAGAAAATCTGTTTAAGAAACGTAATGCTTCATCTCCTTTAATATCAATTCTTAATTGATTTTGATCAGTAGTAGAACCATTACATTTTAAACATCCATCAGGAACTTCAATTTCAATGTATTGAGAAGCTCCATCAACACAGTCAGCTTTCCAAAGACCTGTTACGTAATTCTTTTTAATTACTTTTGTTTTAATTGATTCAGCATAACCACCTCTTTTTGGGTTATTACCTAATGAGTCAGTTTGGTTGTAGTTACCAAACACTAACATAAATTCAGCTGGAACAGCACCAGTATTAGTAGTAGGAAATACAACTGTTTGATAAGTATTTGCGTCTACTAAACCTAATTGCCCTGCAGTTAAAGTACCAGTAGCTTGGCCAGTATCTGCCTCTTCACTAGTAACTACAGCTGACTTTACATAAGCATGATTAAAATAAGCCATTTTTATATTGCCCCTTTTCTATCAGAGGACTTTTTTAATTACAAAAAGAATGGGTTTATTAAATCCAAGATAAAAGTACCCAAACCTAAACTCTTATCCCTTCTATATTAATATACTAATATTTTTTCTTTTTAATTCTCTTTTTCTTCTTTTTTGTGCTACCGCCTTTTTTATATACTGACTTAGCCATTACTTTTGCTGCTTTAGGTTTCTTTGCATTCATAATTAATTATTTTTATCTGCTTGTTGTGCTCCTCTAATATAATTATTTGCATCATTAATATCTCCTGCTATAATAGCACAAGCTTCATCAATAATTAATTCAACTATATCATCTTTAAATTCTGGTTCTACATCTGCTGCAGAAATAACATTTAAATATGGATCAGAACAACCTGCTATTTGAATATTTCTAGGTTTTCTATAAAATGTAATTCTTGGATTTACAATATCAAATTCTCTTTTATAAATCCTAATAGTATTATTAGCTAGTGTACAAAATGTTTCACCCCATTCAAAATCAGGTCTTTTTAAAGGATCTCTTAAAATAACATCAATATTAGCTTCTTCTGCTAAATATACTGTCATTGATCTAGGATCTTTTTTACAACATTCTGTTGTTGCATCTGTGTCAACCCTTTTAAATTCTAAATAATTATCTGGAAAACTAGTTCCTAAAAAATAATCTGTTTGAACAGAACCTAATATTGGTTGCGTAGAAAGAAGGATTTGAAGATCATCTATACGTCTTTTAGATGCTTCATCACCTTCTCTATATGCATTTGTACCATGAAGTTGTTTTCTACACCACTCAATTTGTGCTTTATTAAAAGATTCAACAATTTGCCAACATTCTATGTTATCATAGTCATTACTAGCAAGCTTGTTAAGCCTTTGTCTAAACTTTATTTGTAGTGTAGTAATATTCATTTTTAATTAACTAATAGATTATCAACACTTTGTTTTATATCCATTAACATTTCATCATTAACAGGGTTCTTTAAAAATTCAACAACACCTTCTCTTGTTGTTTCAATTTTAGTTCCTGATTTCTTTTCATATATATAACCATCTGACTTAGTAGTTAATATATTAAATGCTAAAGCATCTTTTACCATAGAGTGCATCATTAATGATTCAGTATCCATTTTAGCAGCATTTACAAAGTTTTTTGCTGCTTGAATAGAATTAGACTCTCTACCATCTCCATTTATATATCCATCTGCATCTTCATATAATACATCTAATGGAGTAGATTGAGTATACTGAGCACTGTTATATGTTAATACTTTAACAACATGCATTAGTCTAACTTTATCTTCATCATATAGATTACTAAGAATACCAAAAGCTTTATTTCTTATTTTAGTATCTTTAGTTCTTGTACTTGCTGTTTCAAGAACTTCATCTAAATAAAATTTATATTTTCCACTTCTTTTAGCAGTTTCTAAATTTGGAGCAATCATTGAAAATCCTCCAGCTTTAATTGCTAATAGTTTTATTCTATCATATGGATCAACTTTTGGATCAATAAATACAGGCTCATTTCCTGCTTTAATAGTAATCTTATTCCAAAACTCACCATTATTTGGTTTGCAGACTTCTACCTTACTCCAAAATTCAGGATCATCTACATCTATAACATTAGTTGCTAATTCTTTTTCTAATTCTGCAACATGCTTTCTAATTTCTTTTATTTTAGCTTTTTTTTCATTTTCAGGTAATGTTTTTACTTCAGGAGCAAATTCATTTAAACCTGTTACATATCTTACTATACCGTTTCTTTCTAAAGCAGCAATGCTTTCACTATGAAAAGCACCTTCATGTAAAGACATGTTATATTTTTCTAATCCCATATTATCTTGATCAGGATTAAAATATGCACGGATAGCAATAGCACCATCTTTTACAGCATTTGATTTTTCAAAAATAGTTACGTCACTCATTTTTTTTAATTTTTAATTAGTTTTTAATTTGGTTTAAAGAAATATGGAGGAGCATAAAGCTCCCCCGTATCTCATGTATATATAGATTAGAATGATCCTCCAGTAACTGGGTTTCTCATAACAATCTTAAGAACCTTAGTTGGGTCTTTAACCCATACAGCAGGCATGGTTTGTGTCATCATTACACGATAACCATTGAAGTGTCCTGAAGAAGCAAATCCTTGAGTTCTTCCCATGTAGTCCATAGTACCATTTTGGTAGAACCACTTAAGAGCATTATCCCAAGAAAGTTTCAATAAGTAAATGTTGTCATTTCCTTCATCAGTTACATCAAAGATAATGAAGCTGTAAGAAGATAATGGACGACCATCTACTAATGGATTTTCAATGTCATTAGTGTGTAAGTTGTCAAACGCAGGATTTAGTACAAACTTAACATTAGCTAAGAAAGGAATTACAAAGCTAGTGTAAGCAAATCCAAATCCTAAATCCATACCAGAACCAGTAATTGCACCAATGTTATCAGCATTAGTAATCATACCGTTAGCACCATTAGCTTCTGCAGCAATTGCAGCATTAACTAATTGCATACCACCGATACCAGTTTGTACAATTAATTGTCTCTTTGGATCTGGACCATCAAACTCAACTTTACCAGCATAGAAGTTATAAAGTTCATTTTTGAACATATCTAAGCTAAATGCTGATTTGTTGTATACACGTTTAAATGAGTTATCTAATTGTTTCCAAAGACCTACAGAAAGTCTGATGTCATCTGGACCGTCTTGTCTAACTCTACCACCATGACCCCACATTAAGTAACACTCAATGTCATTAGCAATTTTAGTAAGGTGTGCTGCTTCAAGAGACGTTAAGAACGTTCTAGAAAGAGAACCATTATCAAATGCTTTCTTAATGTAGTCTTTACCCATTGCTCCAGCAATAGACTCAATAGAATCTAAAGAAGGATCTAGGTTTTTGTCAAAGTTTCTCCAAATTTCAGTTACAGGTACAGTACCATCAGCATTCATACCACCTTTGATCATAAGATCTGCACGTGATGAAACTGAATAGTGTACGTGTGCTTCAGCTCCTCCAACAAAGTTGTAGAACTCTCTGAATCCTGCTCCAGTTGAAATATCAGAGAATCTTTCTCCGTATTCACCTCTTGCAGAACCTTTTCTGAAGAACTTAGTTCCTGCAGCTAGATACTTAAGATCAATTCCAGTACCTGATGCATTGTTAACTAAAGTACATGTATAAACCCATCCATCACCTACAGGAACGATGTCATCTGCAGTAATGTAGAATTCAAGACCATTGTACTTATCATAAGTAATGATGTCACCATGACCAAACTCTCTTTTAGATAGTCTGATTTTAAAAGGTGCACCATCCGCTCCGTCTCCTGCTCTTGTTTCTGCCAAAGCCCCCATAGACATTGGTAAAGATTGAGAAACTGGAGTCTGCCATTTGTACTCACCTCTAGCATTGTCCACCATGATTGTGTTCTTACCACCAAACGATGCCATTTGATACAAAGGCATTTCTACCTTTTGCGTCATAGCCCACAGTTCCACTGGACCCATGTCCATTGGCTCTGCATCACCAAGCATTTGTGTTAAGTGATATGAATCAATATGAGAACTAGCCTGGTAAGAAGTGTCTCTTAGAAAGAGACCGTTGTTTAAAACCGGTGTTGCCATTTTTTCACTTTTTAAAATTAATAATTATTGTTGTTGTTAAAATCTTTTAAATATGTTTTGACTTCTAGGAAGTGTTCTTTTTGTTGAACTTGGCTTTTCATTTGATGTTACACCACCACTTGCTGCTTTTTTAGTTGACTGAGCAGTTTTTAATTTTCTAACTGTTTGTTCAACTGCTTTATTAGTTCCTTTAGACATAAGTTGATCTTTATATCCTTTTGGATCTGCTAAAAGCCATAATGCTTCTGTAACCAAATTATAGTTTGGTTCAACAAATTGATACTTTTCTAGTAAGTGTCCTAATAAATTGGTTTGTGAGCCATTAATAGATGGATAAGCTGGATTAACTAATCCGTTATATAAAAGAGCTTGAGTCTTTTTATTAACTTTCATATCACCTACTTTACCATCTTTAAGTGTATTATACACATTGGCCATATAGTTTTCTGATGCTTTTTGTTGTTGAGCTTTTAATTGTTCTTGTTGTTGCAATTTTCTTGCAATAACTTGCTCTTGCATTTTATCTAATTTTGGTTTAAACTTAGATGCTTGCTTTTCAAGTTTACCTAAATCTTTCCAAATTTCAATTTCTTCTTGAATATCTTCTGCACTTCCATAACCTGTAGCAGTTAAATATTCTCTTACAATATGTGCTTGACCATCTTCAGTTTCTAACGTTAAATCACGCACTTCTTCTGCTTGTGCTAATGCACCAAATAAACCTTTAAGATCTGTACCACCATCAGCTACATATTTTGCAGCAACTTGTAATTCTTGTGGTAAACTATTAAAAAATTGTTTTGGTGTTTCTCTTCTAACTTTGTTAGCTCTCTCATCCATATTAGCTTGGATAAGCTCTTTCCAATCTTTTGCAGTATAATCATCTAATTCTTTATCATCATCAAATGGAATAATTTGCTCATCATCAATCATCTTTTTGAAGACATCAGCCATATTACTCATTCTTTTTCTACCTGATACAGTTGATTTTTCATCTTCAGATTCAGCTAAATCTAAACCTTCATTTAAAATTTCATCAACTTCTTCTTTAGAAACAGTTTCTTCTTTAGTTGTAACTTCTTCTTTTTTAACTTCTACTTCTTCAACTTTAGCTTCTGTTTCTGTTTCTTTTACTTCTTCTTTTGTTTCTTCAACTACAGCTTCAGTTTCTGGTTTATCTAAAAATGATAAATCTACTGCTTCTGCTTTTGAAAACACATTAGGTTTTTTTGTTTCTGGAGTAACAACAGAATCAGCACCTGGAGCACCGTTAAAGATCTCATCCAAGTTTACATCTACTTCTTGTACTGTTGTCGTTTGTTGCATTTTTTCTGACATAATTATATGGTTTTATTGTTATTTACTGGTTATTACATATATAATATACAAAAGTTTTGTACCATAAACCATTTAAATTTAAAAAAAAAGAAAGATTTTTTGTAGTATATAGCTAAGTATGTTATTTCTTCTTCTTTTTATTAGATTCAGTAGTCTTTTCTACATCATATTTGTTTTTATTTTCTCTTGCAATCTCTAAATTTTTCTCAGCTATTTGTCTTTGTGTTGCAAGTTTTTCTCTTTCAATCTGTAATTTTGACTTATCAAAAGATGTTTTAGTATTTTGTTGTTCACGTTTAAAGTTCATTTGTTCTCTATACTGATCTCTTTCACGTATTTCTTTTAATGCATCTTGATAATCACTTTGTTGATTTTGATTTATATCTTGCATAGCTCCGTATCCAGCAGATCTAATTTCAGCAACAGTAATATCTTTTTGAATCATCTTATCTAATTTTTGAGATTCAAATTGTCTTTGTGCTTCTGCTTCTTGAGCTGCAGCTTGCTGTTGTTGTTCAGCCATTTGCTGTTGTTGTTGCATTTGTTGCTGTTGTTGCTGTTGTTGTTTAGATTCAGCATCTTTAAGAACATCTGTAACTTCTGCTATGCTTGTAGCTTTAATAACATTACCTAGATCATATATAGATGCTCCAGTAGTATTATTAGTAAGAGCCATTTGTTTTAGTTGCTCTAGTATTTGTCTATGATTAGTTTTAGTAGTACAAAAAACATTAAAATCTCTTAGTAAAAGTTTTGTACCATTAATTTGGAAATTAACTTTTTCTGCTTCAGAAGTAATATAACTTAACCTAACAGAAGGATTAGTACTATGATAATATTGAGATAAGTCTGTTCTCATTTGATGTACACGTGGCATTAGATGATCTGAATGTTGTGTAAAATACATTTCAGTTTGAGCATATGATTGATTCATAGCTTGTGTTACACCTGTTGCTGTTTGTTGTGCTATTGCACCACCTAAACGTTGTGGATTAATACCAATAGATTCAAATGCTTGATTTTTAAAATGATTTGCTAATTGAATTCTAGACATTAATCTATTTGTTTGTTCTAGATTTAATGTTTGGTAATGATTAAAGTTTGTAGCATTTTCTGTGTTTGTAATAGAAGTATCTAATGGCATCATACCAAAGTCTTTCATTGCTACATAAGCTTTTGCTAAATTATTTTTACCCCAGTCTTCACCCATAGAATGACGTGGTAATGCATTTTGATCAAACATAATAACAGTTCCTAGTTCATCCACTAGAATGTCTGCTATTTGATTATTAACCATATTGTATCCAATTTGATATGGTTTCATTAAATCTACTAATGATGTTGATCTTGTATTTCTATCTGAAAATACTCTTCCTTCTACAGGTAGTTTACATCCATATAATGAATTATCACCTTTAAACTGATATTCAATTCTTCCAGGCTTTTGTTGGTTAATACCTAAATAAATAGGTTGTTCATCACTTGTATCATTTCTCCATGATGTTGGTCCATTAGGTCCAATTTTAACACCACCCCAAACTTCATTAATCCAAAAATAATCTATGTGTTCTCCTTGAATTAAATTTTCTTTTGTTTTTTGTTTAAATAATTTAGTATTATAAACAGGTTTATCAGTTATTTTATATGTTTCATCAACAATTTCTTGAATTAATTGACCATCATCAGTAATTCTAGTTAAGTGTCCAACTTTTCTTTGTGTCTTCCAATAACATGTTGTAACACGCATCATGTTATAATCACCCCATGTACTAATATCATCACCTTCTGATAGTATAGCTTGAACAACATCTCCTCCATACTGACTAGCATTCATATCAGTATTACTAATTAATTTTCTATATGCTAATCCAGGAGCTTGTGTATTCCATTTGTGTGATCTAGTTGGATCATAATATGATCCGTCATTCTGATGACCATTATCTAAATATATAGAATTTGCTGCAGGATAAATACGTTCTAATGATGTAAGTTGATCTTCAGTCATTAAATAACCATACATGTCAATTACATCTGCAACACTCATCATATCACATTTACCAACAAAGTTAGAATCAGATATATATCTTGAGTCAGGAGATTTTTGATAAAATGTTAATGCAGGATTCCAAAGTTCTACTTCATAATCATCTTCCATCATGCGGAAATGCCAAAACTCTCTATCACAAATAAGCATATCTTTAAATGCTCTTTCTTCTAGTTCTTGCATTTTAAATCTTTCTTCATCAACATTTAATTGATGATGAGCCCATTCTTCTACTAAGCTTCTATAATCTTTTGAAAAGAAATCTTGTATTTCAGGAAGTGTTTTTAATTTTTCTGGTGCAATATTTTGTTGAAATTCTTCTGATTCAGGATTAGCACCTTGCTGAATCATTTTCATAATCATTTGATTTCTTGCATCTGACAATAATGTTTCTTCAATTTGAATTCTTTTTTGTTCAAGCATTTCATTGTAAGATGTATCATCAACAGCTCTAAATTGAACTTTAGAATATCTTTTTGCAAATTCTCCAGTAAGAACATTAATTACATTTGGTATGATAGGATAAAATTTTAATTCTAAAGCTGTTTCATCTTCTTTAGTTAAAATATTAATAAGATCTGTGTAGTCATTATCATCCTCTATAATGTAATCTGTTTTATCAATAATACCTTTTGCTAACTTATAATTTTTTAAAATTCTTCTAGCATTATCTCTAAGATAATCAAGACCTCTTTTTTCAAGCCAATCTAAATTCCACGAAGCCCACTGCTCATTCTTATCTTTAGCAGGTAAAAATTGTAGTGGTTGTGTTAATGATGCAGATACATGACGACCTTCTGCTTTTGCACCATTTTTTAATTGCATTGCACTTAATACTTTCATTCTATTCTTGATTATAAATTAATTCTTCATCATTCATGTATGTGTTATAAACAAATATATATTGAATATAAGTATATTCATTTTCACACGTAGCAGTTGTTACCCAATCATACATTACTTTATATTTTTAAAAGGATTTCTTCTTTTTTTAACTACACTACTATTTTTTCTCCTTCCTAAATTACTAAAAGGTCTCATAGATAATTTATACAAATTTTGTGAATTATCCAAAGATTCTAGTGATTTATCTCTCTCTTTACGTTTAACATAGCCTCTATTTGCTTGTTGCATCTTTGCAAATGCTACTAATGCAGCAAATGATACTAATCTATCTACGTTTAAACCAGGGTAGTATTGTAACATTTCTGTAATAAGCATTTTATCAGGAATTCTTTCAACTCCATACTTTACACTTAATACTTCTCCGTTATCATCTAACTCTTCATCTATTGATTCTCTAATAAATTCAATAGCATAAGATATAAGATGACTTTTAAATAGTGTGCCTGTATTTTTCCAACCATATTCTTGAAATACATTACTATTAGAACCAAGATCTTTTAGGAACACCATTTGTGATTTTGGTACTAAATATTTTTGTTTTCTTTTTGAAATCATATATTGGATAAATAATGATATGTTATTTTCTACAATAGTCCATGCATTATACCATTCAATGATTCTTTCTAATTGTTCATGTGTTTTACTTATATCATCATATCTACCACACCATGTTGCAACTATTTTATCTCCTTCTATAAATGTTTCTAATCCTTCTGGTGTTTCTTTTGTTACTTCTATAGGATTTTTATAAACAATAATACTACATAAAGAATCTGATGTTGTTGTTTTACCTTCTGACACAGGGTCAATAGATGCATAATATGTTCCAAACTGAGGATTTTTTATAGGTCTTTCCCATACAGTTAGTACACCGCCTTTATCCTCTCTTTTCTTATTTACTGGAAATTCAGATATAGGAGTTCTATTTGATTTAATAGGTTTAATTCCTTTTTCATCTCTTTCTAATTCAATAAATTCATATGAATATTTTTTATGTTCTATTCTTTGTAATTGTTTAGTAAGAAAACTTTGAGGAAATATGGATGCTTTTCTATATGCAAAAGCTTCTGCAATGTTTCTAGGTTTTTGAGATATACGTAATTGGTATTGTTCTGGATCTAATTCATCTTTCCATTCTTGTCTTTCTATATCTATAGCTTTTAATGACTCTTCTATAAGTGAGTTACCATACTTATCTATAAAAGGAGGCATAGACCATTGTTCAGGTATAAATAAACCTGCAATACCAATAGTGCCTTTATCATCTATTAAATCAGTTTTAACACCTAAGATACCATTAGCTTCTGGTTGCATAATCATTTTCTTAAGTGGTTCACATTGATCTAGATCACCCACAGAACCAGCTGCTATAAATTGTCCAGTAGTAATCATACCTGATGACATTGCAGGTCTAATATATTCATATGTCTGATCCATCTTAGGAGCAATACCAGCTTCTTCATGAAAAAAGTAAGTACAAGGTCCACCTACACCTGTTGTTGCATTTTTTTCAAATGATGCACCTTGAATTTTAGATCTAAGACCTCTTTGAGTTTTTCTATTATTAACTCTTACTTCAATTTTTTGTTCCCACAAAAGAACTTTATCTGGATTGTTTGGTCTATACCATGCAGTATGTTGATTAAGAAATGTTGCATATTCATCTAAAAATTTCCAAGAACCTTTATCATTAATATAATCTTTTAATGATGCACCTATCTTACATATTGATCCTTCTTCAAACCAATATT